GTAGTTAACCCGAAGGGATGAGTTAACTAGTTCTGGTCCATTCCCTTACTTGCTTTGCTACTTCAACCCAACGTAAATCTGAAATCGCCCCGTTTAGATTCCTGATTGCATTCCTTCGTTCGCCTCTGTAATTGTGATCAAGAGTGCTTTCGATTTCTCCCTTAATGTTTTCTAGTTCAGCTATTAGTTTTTCTATTTTCTCATTCATTTAATTTTCCTCCTGTGCTAGTTCAAAATTATGTTCCGCTACTGCCTGATTGTCAGTCCAGTTAGCTCTCTCGTGACATGGTTCGCAGCCTAGTTGAGTGTTATATAAGTCATCACACGTTGGGCATTGAGCCATATACATTTCATCGCATTTACAGTAGCTTTCCAGCTGGTCGCAATCTCCACAAACTGCCATTGTTAATCCTCCTGTTATCGCTTCGTGAGTTAGATGTATAAGCGCCCCTAAAACTAGGGGCGCCAGTATTAAAACTTCCATAATCTATAGTCCCATTCGGCCCGCGCATACCGGACCGATACCGCGCTTGATTGACTCTTCCCTGTCCAGTACCTTCCCACAGATAGCACACTGGCCTCTGAGCTTACCGAAGCGCATTACCGCGCCCTGAGCGTCCTCTGCTAAGTCCTGTAGCATCTCAGTAACTAGAGTGTTGCGCTCTAGCTTGCGATCCACTTCTCCAGTTGAATCAATCTTGCCGAGGTAGTTATCCAAGTTACCCCACGAGTCAGGAAAAATTCCTAAAGTGGATAACTCTGAGCTTGAGTAGTGCTCATCCATATTGACTTCCTTGACGTAGAGTGAACCAGCATTTTTGCCATCAAGTGGAGCCCTTGAGATTCGGTAGTCCTTGCCCTCCCAAGCTAGCGTTAATTTAGGTCGTTTTGCTTTGGGAAAAGTGTCCGAGAAAAAGTCAACAATCTCTTTGACATTAGTTCGGAAAACCACTTCATTTTCTTTGGCTAGATTAGCCTTGATGCAATTAATAACACCCTTGACCTGACCCACTGTAAGAGTCTCATATTCTAGGTAAGAGTCCCTGACCTTGACCAGAAATTCAAAAGTAAATTCCTCTTCGGTTAGGTACTCAACGACCCCCTCATAAATGACATCCCGATCCGAGTTACTTAGGTTGTCTACATCATCCGCCGACCACTTGCTATCGGTCGCCGTGAGTAGTGTTGTAAATTCATTTTCCATTTTCAATTTCCCTTCTGTGCTTAACTCTAAAAAGATTGTAAGGCCTCTGGCAAGTATCAGCAAGCCCTACAATCTACCCTGCTCTTAACTAGTCCAGACTTGAGGACGTCCGAACCCAACGAACATAACCTCCTGCTGCTTAGCTAGTTCGACTGCGTGAGCTCCCAAGAGCATCTCTTGTGCCATGTCTTTAGCAGCGCTGAATGCGGCCCAAGTTGAGTTTCGGTATCGGGCATACTCTCTCTTCACATAATCCTCTTCATGAGCTGACCCATCAGGCGCAGTCTCTCCAGAAAAAACGGCCCCATAAATGTTATTAGTGTAAAGCGGATTTTTCTCTACATAATCCCTGTTATTTGCGTAAACTATTAAGGTAAGAGTTGACCAGCGTGGTGCATAATATGAATGCCTCATGTCGTCTCCCTCTTCATACCATTTCCAGTCCACGTCCTTCTCCTCAACTTGCTTAACTTCCACAATCCTCGTGTGCCCATATTGCCCCGTTTCGTCTTTGCCTCCTCCGTAGGACTCACTCTTGACTGTAAATGTAGCTAACTCAGTTTCGTGGGTTTCTTCGTAAAAGTCGTGGAACCCTCCGACCTCATAAGCGATCTCAGGGTTCACTACATCAAAGCCGCGCAGCTTGTGTGCTAAGTCTCTGGTTTCGGCTTGGAGATCAATTATTTTTTGAATCTTCCTACCCATAGCGGTTAAGTCTAGATCTTCATACTTCACTACAACTACATCACGCTTTAGGATAGGCTCCCAAGTAGTCCGCTTAATCAGACTGCCTGATCTGAATGCGCTCCTGATCTGTGCTTGGCTGTATGGCTGCTTAGTTCCTTCCAAAATTGCGGCCAATATTTTTACGTTCCACTCTCTTTGCTCAGTCATTTTAATTCCCTTCTTAATGACTCTGGTAACTTAATTGTTAAGCTACTCATTGAGGCTGCCCAAAATCGCTCTGGGCAGCCCGTATGAGGCTCTTAACTAGGCTGCACACTCCTTCGCGCAGCTTAGTATGTAGCGGCTAATCCTGTCAGCTAAATCCATTGACTCAGCAATCACTTTTGGATCGTCCTTGATGACATTGGCCCAGCTTTGGACATAGGCTGCCGAGTTATCCGTTAAGGTCTCACTTTCGATCCCTGCATAAGCTCTTAGGTAAGCGCTTGCGATCTCTGCTGCCATCTCTTCAGCTCCTCTAACGTGCTGGCCTTTTGAGTAGTAGCCACGCAGATCCCTTTTGACTCTCTTGTCATCTCGGATCGATGTGCTATGAGCCATCTCGTGGAATATAGTTGAGTAGTAAGCGCCTTCTGCGGTCCATTGAGCCTTCAACGGTAGATTGATTTGATCAGGATGCTCGGTCCAGTTTGGAGCTTGTGAGAGTGGTACTTCTACCACTTTAACTCCAGTGGTTTCTACATACTGATTGATGATCGAATCTGCTAATTCATGAGCCGTGACGGTAGCGTCTAGATCGATTGTTGGATCTTGTGGCTTCCCTTCTGGCGCATCGCTCCAATCTGCTTGATCGATGTTGAACACGGCCAGCGCTCCGGTCCTCTTGGTCTTCTTGACTTGGCCAGTTTCCGGATTGACTAAGTGGCGCTCGCGCTTCACTGAACCATTGCCAGCTGGGACCGTGACAACGATATAATCACAGTCGCAGTCTCCCTTGTGCCAGCACTTGAGCGGAGCCATGAAAATATTGAATATCTGGCTGGAGTATTCGCCTTTTCTGACGAATGCCCCAAGCTCTGCGATCCTGTTGTAGGTTAGCCACTGCCTAGATTGGTAATCGTTGAGGCAAGCCTCACCGGCCAGATAGGCTTGGTTTCGTACTCCCTTGTAGACCTTGCCATCTCTGCCGCAGTGGCGGCCCATGCCGAAATCCTGCATCGCATCCCAGAACATGACGTGTTTTTCTTCAATGATGCGGATCGCCATTTTGTCGAATTTTTCCTGAGCGGTTTGCAGCTTCTGCTCGTCGGAGACTTTCGGGTATTTTTTCTTGCTGGCCTTTTTGTTTTTCGTTGCTGTAGTCATTTTTATATTGTCCCTTTTTGTGCTTTTGGTTTAGTTGCTTACGTTGGCAAGGTCCTGCCATTGTCCGATCTGAGTTGTTAACCTTCCTTCTGCTTGCTGCAGCTCTATTTGCATCCCTTCAATTAAATTCCGTTGGATGTTTATTCGCTCGATTTCAAAATCCAGCATTTTCTGTTCTGCTTCATCTGCCCAGTCTGTTAGAAGTGTCTGGCGCTTAAGATTAATGCTCATTGTCATCGCGTTGAGTAGTGACGCTTGAACCTGTCCGATCTCCCTGTAACAGTTGAACGCTTTGCCGAGCATTACCGGAGAAACTCCGATCGTCTCTTGTACGCTGCCCAGCTCAATCTCTATACGGTTAACAATCTTGCAAAGGTTAAACCTTGCTTCTCGTATGTCGTTTGCATCCTTCAGGTAGTTAAAGCTCTGCTTGGTGTTAAATACTGTAATCATTTCTGATGTTCCCTTCGGTTATGCTTCCGCTTTGTGTGAAAGCTATAGCATAACTGTAAAGGGTACTGTCAAGCCTTTGAGGGTAATCAGCAGAAACACCATACACAGCAAGGAGGTTAGCCAATTAAAAAGTAGCGCCAGAATTCGGAGGATTTTTTTTATTTGTCTATCTTGGTTCTACGGTCTCGAAGGGTAGCTAATCACTAAGGGAGTAAAGCACTAATAGAAGTACAGGATTAAGACCGTCACTAGTAGCTACAGGATAGGCAGATAACTATCTGGTAATTGGCTGGGATAGATAGTTAGTAGCTGTATGAGTTGATAGGTGTACCGATACGGCCCTATGTAAATAATATGCAGCGCTCAGCGAAAAATAATGTTGTCTTGGTTTGTTGGTACGTTGCTGCATGGTGGTAATGATAAGTAAAATAGTTATATACAGCCCCACAATAAAACAAAAAAATAACTAGGCGAAGGGTGGGGTCAAAGTTAGGCGCGACCCCCTTTTAAGGGGAGGGCCACTTAAAGATAATTCATGGGATTCCGAGATATTTAAGTTGCGGGGGAAGTTAATGATGAAAGGAACAGGTTAAAGTCACTAACTCCCCCCAGCTGTGGAGGTTGTTAAAGTATAACTGATTTGGTTATACTTATTTCACGTTACACATGAGGAGGTGTTATGCCAAAGGTAGGAAACAAGCATTATAGCTACAGTGCAAAGGGTATGGCTAAGGCTAAATCGGCAGCAAAGAAGAGTGGTAAGAAGGTAAGTTACGCGAAGAGCAAGAGGAGAACTTAATGGTAAGTGGTAAGGGTGTAAAGAAGCCTACAGTTAGGCGTCCACAAACTGGTAGACATCTATCAGCGCTAACTGGTACTGGTTCGAAGAAGAGGAAAGCGAAGATAAAGGGAAGTGGTGTTGGAGTATTTGTTCGTATGGTCGGTGGTAGCAGTATTCGTACTCCACGCGGGCCTGCTAGTCCTGAAACTCGTAGCGAAACTGGTAACTGGAGAAGAACCAAATACCCCCCAAGATAGGAGTAACCAATGGCTAATTGGATTAAGAAGGCTACGTCTAAGAACAAGGGGGCGTTCGGTAGACAGGCTAAGCGAGCTGGTATGAGTACAGGTGCATTCGCTAGAAAAGTTAAAGGAAGCCCCAATAAATATTCCAAGACTACAGTAAAACGCGCCAACTTAGCGTCCACTCTCGGCAAGTTACGGAAACGTGCATGAGTGAAGAGCTTATTGCGACTCTAGACCCTACTCGCGATTATGGTACCCGCTCATATGACCAAGTTGTGACTGAGGTTGAGTCTGGTGCGTTGATGATTATCGCGAATAGTAAGGGTGGTCATCCTATTCTTCGCCAGAAAGATGGCGGATTTTTAATTAAGGGAAGTGGTCGAGCCAATAACACTGGCATTGAGCATGGGATGAAGGAAACCAAGCGCCAGTTTATGGATCGCGCTGCTGGAGATTTCGATTCTGTGTACGAGTCGGTTATAAAGTCAGCCACTAAGGGTGACGTTCGAGCCCAGAAACTCTTTATGGAGTTGTATGTAGGCCGACCTACTGAAGCTATTGACGGAATGAATAAGGACATCGCTAAGATTCTCGCCGAATACTACTTGAAGTCGCAAGGGACACGTACTATTGACATCCTTGACGTATGAGTTTCCTAATGTATGGACGGAAATAAACGACGGCCAAGCATATGACCCGTGGCCGTGGCAGGACTTGCACGTCCATAGCCGCAGTGACTCGAAGCGTTTGATTCTTGCCTGTGGACGTCGTGCTGGGAAGACGACTGCTATTAAGGCAGAGATTGTTCGTGAGGCTCTAAAGCCCCTAGAAGAGCACTTTGGGATGGTTCACGCCCCCTACATCTATGTGATAGCCCCGAATTATGAGTTGACCATGAAGGTCTGGGAGCCTGTATGGAACCTCTTTGTCGGTCGTGGAGCTCCATTAAGGCACTTGTATAAGTCTCACGACAAGACCAGAAAGCTCATAGAGCTCGTTACAGGAGCGCGTTTACAGGCCAAATCGGCTGATGACCCAACTGGGTTGCAGGGAGACCGCGTCACGGCAGCCTTTGTGGATGAAGCCCAAGATATAAACCCTGACGCATGGGCAAGCTTTATGCCCGCTCTCGCTGACACGGATGGGCGACTAGTCGCTATTGGTATAGCCAAAGGCAAAGGAAACTTCCGCACGTACTTCCAAATTGGGCAGGAAGATAACCCCCGTTATTATTCCGCTTCAGTCACGTCGTTAGCCCACCCGAACATCGACGAAGACGATTTAGAAGAATTTAGACGAGACCTAACAGAAGCTCAGTTCAGACAACAGTACCTTGCTGAGTGGGTTGAAGACGATGGGCAAGTGTTTAGAAACATTGACGCATGTTTTGATGGTGATTGGGCTGAGCCCAAAGGGTCCCAGTATTTAATGGGTCTCGATATAGGAAAAATAGAAGACTACACAGTCGCGTATGTGATTGATATTAAGACACTAAGCATCGTAGCAAGGGATAGATTCAATGGACTGGACTACACATTACTTGGCCCGCGCATTGCAGGGCTGTACAAAAAATACAAATGCCAAACTATTCACCTTGATGGGACTGGCGTGGGTGAGCCTGTGGCTGACATCCTACGCGGCGAAGGCTGTTCTATTACATCGTTTAAGTTCAGCAACCAATCGAAAGCTATACTCGTTTCCACCCTCGCCGCTGAAATCGAGCATGGGAGAGTTCATTTTCCCAAAGATGACGAAATACTTAAAAAGGAGTTAGAATTATTTGAAGGCACTGTGTTAGCTGGCGGCGCTGTTCGATACGGACATCCTGTTGGGTATCACGATGACTCTGTGATGGCTGCGGCCTTAGCGGTTATGAAAGCGAAAAAGAGGAAGAACACCACGTCAATGGCGCGTCGTTCTGACTATCTGACGTTTGGATAATATATGACCAACGAAGTGTACCAAGAGTTGTTCGATGATGACTACAGCCGCTACAAGCGCTTACGTTACAACGTCTATCAAGGCTATTTTTCAAAAATTAAAGACGACACCGATTTTTACAACGGCAACTACCCCAACATCGGGGAGATTATTCCGCGTGAGTATCGTGAGTCTGGCATGTCTGCAACTATTCCCCCCACTGCTCGGAACGCTGTAGATAACGCATCAGACCACATACTCACAACACCGCACATTTACGTCCCTGTGAAACACACCGACAACGATCAACAAGCGCAGCAAGGACTAGCTGAGCGAAAGCGTCAATTCCTAGCTGCGTTTTGGGAACGTGTTGAGCTAGATTACGCAAGCCCGCTAGCTACTGGGCGCAAGAAGCTCGTCAAAGACGGTCGAATAGTTATGAAGAAGGAGCTCCGCTGGGAGCTCATCCCTGATCCCCCATCAATGGACGCAACCCGTGGGGAGAAGCAGAAATACAAAAACAGATTACGAAAACTTGCACAGTCTCAGTTCCTATGGAAAGTAAGTGTCCCGCCCAACGAAACAATCGTAGAGGACCCTGACACCCCTAACGACCCGTTATATGTGTATGAGTTCTACGAGATTTACCCAGACGAAGCGAGACGCAGGTTTCCTGAGTACGAGGACGTATTTGAAGGCGGCGATGCTGAGAAGCTAGAGTTTGTCGAGCTGTACACAAAGCCGTTTAAGGAAGACATGGGCTCACACAAAATGTGGGTCTCAGGCCAGCTGGTTCACGACGAGATGAATCCGTATTGCTGGGAAACAGAAGCCTCCACTGATGACCGAAAAGACTATGACGGCTACGTGCCGTACATCATTAGAGACTCTGGCTGGGGTGAAGTAGACACGAACAACGACCCTGCTGACAGGTATGTAGGTATTTTGAGGTACATCCACCCTGTATTACAGGCGGAAGCGCGTCAGCTTACCGCAGCAGACATCCAGTTACGCTACTCAACGTTCGCTCCAATCATTACAAGAAACATCATGGATGATGACACGCCTATTGAATTAGGTGCTGGTAAGCGGATTAACCTTGTAGATGACCAAGAGATTGAGTTCCGCAAGCTACCAGAAGTAAACCTGTCCGTCTTTCAGATGATGGATCGTGTACACAATTACACGTCAGAGCTCTCGAAGATGGGTACATTAG